CTTTACCGGCACATGACCTTTGATCGGGCGAGTGCATCGGTCGATGAGCGCACGGTTGAACTGGCGTTTTCGTCCGAGGTACCCGTGCAGCGCTGGTTTGGTGCAGAAGTGCTCGATCACAGCCCCGGTTCCGCAGACTTAACGCGCCTCAATAACGGCGGCGCACTGCTCGATAACCACGACACCGACGAACAGATCGGCGTAGTGGTTCCCGGTACCGCCCAGATTGGCATCGATCGAATCGGTCGCGCCACGGTCAAATTTAGCCGTTCGCAAGAAGGCCAAGAAAAGTTACAAGACGTACTAGATGGAATCATCACCAATTGTAGCGTCGGCTATCAGATTAACCAGATGGTGGAAACCACCACCACGGATGCAGGCGGCAATGAAGAAACCGTCTGCCGCGTCATGTCATGGACCCCGCTGGAAATTAGCTTGGTTGCTATTCCAGCAGACCCGACAGTGGGAGTAGGCCGCTCTGCGGGAGCAGAAGAGATCGAAACCGTGTTTGAACGCAGAGAACCCCCTGCGCCGGTAGTAATCCCCCCCACCACTTTAAACCTCAAAGGAAAAGACACCATGCCAGAAGAAAACCAAGGCCTCATGGCCGAACAAAAGCGCGTGCAAGACCTGCTCGCCCTCGCCGAAACCTACAGCAAATACGGCTCACGTGACACCGTTGCCGATTTCATTCGCACGGGCAAATCAGCGGGTGATTTCCAAAGTTCTATCATGGAAAAGATCGTTACCAAACATTCCGATTCACGCGAGCTTGAAATCGGGCTGACCGCACAAGAAGTGCGCGGTTACTCGATGTTGCGTGCAGTACAAGCGCAAATTAGCGGAGATTGGAGCAAAGCAGGATTCGAGCGTGCCGCGTCTGATGCTGTTTCCAAGCGCATGGGCAAAGCGCCAGAAGGCTTTTTTGTACCTGTTGAAGCCTACGGCAAGCGCGATTTTGTGGCCGCTTCCGGTGGCGGTGCCGACAACCTGATTCAATCCACCATCTTGGCGAATGAGTTTGTTGACGTGCTGCGCGCAAATATGGTGTTTAGCAAGCTGGGTGTGCGTATTTTGGGCGGGCTGACCTCTAACATTCAAATTCCGCGCAAAACGGCCGCAATGACCGTTCAATCATTAACCGAAACAGCCGCCGTAACTGCGACCTCACCCACCACCGGACAAATCCCGTTAACACCGCACCGCGTTTCAGGTCAAGTCAAGTACTCCAAGCAAGCGTTATTACAATCCAGTCTTGACATCGAAGCCATGCTGCGTGACGACATGGCGCAAACCGTTGCGCGCCAGATTGAATATCTGGGCATCAACGGCTCAGGCAGCGCACCGCAACCCACCGGCATTCTCAACGTATCGGGAATCGGTAGCGTACTGGGCGGCACCAACGGCGCACAGATTGCATGGTCGCACATGGTCAATCTCGAATCGGCTTGTGCCAACCTGAATTCAGAGCCAGACAACGGGGCCGGATATCTAGTTAACACCCGAGCACGCGGCTGGATGAAACAAACCCAGCGCGCCACTTACCTGCCTTACATCTGGGATACCCAAAACGCGGATACGCCCGTTAACGGCTACACCACCGCCGTTTCCAACAACGTACCGTCCAATCTGACCAAAGGCACCGCCAACGCAATTTGTTCAGCGATCGTGTTTGGTTCCGACTGGAGCGATTTTGTCATGGCGCTATTTGGCGGACTTGATGTAGTGGTTGACCCCTACACCGCAGCAGTTACGGGCGAGATCGTTATCACCTCCAACCAGTTTGTAGACTTCGGGGTACGGCATACCGCCAGCTTTGCGGCAATGTTAGACGCACTCACGGCATAAATGCAATCAGGCGCATGGCTAACCCCATGCGCCCTTATTCAAGGCGAAACCATGAAAATATACATAACCGAACACTGCCTGCATCGCGGCACGCCCTATGCGCCCGGTGACGTGATTGACGACGCAACCGACAGCGACGCCTCAGGCATCCTCGAATCGGGGCGCGGTACACAAACCGCTCCTGCACCGCTCAGCCCCAAGGCTGCGGCCAAAATAAAAGCAGAAACCGAAGCGGCTGAACAAGACTTGGCAGAAGCAAATGCAGCCCAAACAGCCGCACGCGAAGAGGCGATCAGAGCGTGGGCAAGTAGCCCGGAATTGCAGGCGCAATTCGAAGGCAATGTTACAGCCTACCTGACTGCGTTATCTAACTCACACTAACATGATCGACGACTTATCACCCTACCTGCAAGATTTCGGTGTGCTCTCCACACTGAACGGCACCCCCTTGCTGGGTATCTTCGATAACGAGGCAGGCAATGTGCTGAACATGCTGGGCGGTCAGACACCAATCTTTCACTGCGCCGCCGCTGATTTAACGAGTGACCCACGTGGAAAAACGCTCATCATTAACTCAATCAGCTACACCGTGCGCGATAACAAGCCGGACGGCACCGGGCTGAACATTTTGGAGCTTGAACAGCAATGAGCACCAAAAGCCTACAAATTCGTAACGCCATCATCGGACTACACACCGCATCGCCGGTGGCTGGCGTGGCATCAACGAGCATCTATACCGATTGGCATTGGGCCATTAAACCGGCTGACATGCCTGCTATCGTCGTTGAAATGTCAGACGAAGCTGAACCGCAGAGTGCCTGTATCGGCGACCTGAACAGCCTGCTACAAATCAAAGTATCGGTGATCAGCGATGGTAGCGACGCTGCTGCAACCGCCGACCCGATCATTGCAGAATCGTACAACCGCATTATGAGCAATTACAGCCTGGGTGGCCTCGCCTTAACCATCAACAAAGGCCCTACCACCCGCACCCGTGACGTGCTGGACAAGCCGGTCATGATTACCGAAATTATCTATCTGGTGGAATATCGCACGGCGCGCACCAGCCTTGAATTTTAACCAAGAGGACATTAACCATGAAAATTCGCTACACCCAAGGCCCCGATGAAATACAACTGGGCAACGTTGTTTTTAAAATCGGCGAAGCCAAAGACGTAACCGATGCGCTGGCCGCACAGGCTTTATTGCCGCAACGCGTCTACGAATACGGTTTTGAAGTGGTGCCAGCAGCCGATCCAATACCTGCGCCTGCATCTTCTGTCACACCCGCAGTTGCGGTCGCACCCGCACCTGAACCCGTGCCGGAACCCATCGCCGTTGCGCCGCAACCCGCTGCGGACCCTGTTGTTTAACCTGAAGTTATCGAAACCACCAAGGAGTAAATCATGACCCAAGCCTCCGGCTCACAAGCCAGCATTGCCATCTGGGAAGAAACCAGCTATGGCGTGCGGCCTGCCTCCCCCTCCATGTTTAAGATCAAATCGGCCACCTCGGGAGTCACGCTCAAAACCGTGATAGAAAAGCTCGTTAGCAAAGCGATGACCGGCGTGCGCGGCGTATCGGCCACCCGTGCGGGAAACCTCACTCTGAGTGGCGCGCTACCGTTTGAGCTGCCCTTGCTTAGTATCGGAAAGTTACTCAAGCACGCAATCGGCACCTACGCGGGGCCTGTACCCGTCAAACTCGTTGCGCTGGCCACAGGCCTCACCAACGTGACTGTTTTATGTGCCGATACCGGAGCGCCAGCAGGCGCGGGCACGATCACCCACACCGGAACAACCCTGACTTGGGCGGCGCAGGGCGAAACCGCAGGCACAGCGGTTGACGTCAGCGTACCCGGCAATTACACGTTACCATCTAGCATCGCCAGCCACGCGCTTTACATTATGGTCACCAGTACCGTAGTTGGCACCTCAGCCGTGGCAACCGTGGGCGCAGCCGCTTACAAACACGTGCTCACCCGTGGCCTATTGCCGGTCGGCTTCGGCGCGGAAATCGCCTACAACGATATCGCCCAATACAACGCTTTTGACGGCCTGCGCGTCGATCAACTCTCACTGACCGTCGCCAACAGCGGCATTGTCACGGGCTCCATGAATTTAGTGGGCACGACCAGCACCATAGCCGCCACGCCCACCGGCACCCCAACCTCGCTGACACACACCCCTTTCGTCCAGCACGAAGCGCAGTTCATGGAAGGCGGACAAGCAGCCAAAATGACCGCCTTTTCGTTCACCCTGACCAACGGCCTTGATCCGATACGCAGCATCGGCAGTCGCACCATTATCGCGGCACGCGAAGGCCAGGGCGACCTGACGGGAAAAATAACCACGTTATTCGAAGATGCCACGTATATCAACAAAGCGATCAACGAAACCGCCTCCAGCATCAACGTATTTTTTGGAGCAGCGAACGGCGCGGGCAGCGTCAACTTCAACTTCCCTAACGTCAAATATTCCGGCGATGCCGGGGTAGGCATCTCGACGGACAAAGGCATCGTCTACGCGCAAGATTTCGCGGCAGACAACAGCGTCGGCGCGACCGACATCACCGTCACTATCATCAACAGCGAGGCAACACTTTAATGTTTAACTTACTCAAATCATTAAGCGACACTTACACATGGCCAGTAGCGGCAAGAATACCGGCCAACGGCGGCAAGTTGACATCAATCCAGTTTGAAGCGGAATTCTGTCGGCTGGATGCCGATGCAGTTGAAACCATACGCACGAAATATATCAACACCATCAACAACAGAGTAAAAAACACGCCGATTGAAGACGAGTTTGGAGATAAGGAATTAGTGACCGAAGTGTTGTACGGCATCAAGGCAAAGGATGACTCTGGAAAATTAACTGACGTTCCGGAAGATATTAAAGCCAATCTTCTTGCCGTGAATGGCGTGTATAAGACGATTACCAATGCGTTTTTTGTCTCCATTAACGGGGAAAAGGCAAAAAACTAGCGGATGCCGCCCGTCATTGGGCGGCACAAGGTGCGCTTCGCAGCGAAAAGGCGGCGGAATTGCGCAAGGCGGGGATAGCAGAAGAAGAGTTGCAGGACTATCTGGGCGAGGCCAATCTATTCGACCTTCACCCCGATAACGGCGAAGCGGCAGACTGGTTTTTATTATTGCAGCGTCGCTGGTTGGTATCAGAAATGAGTGGTACGTATTTGCGTTTAGACGATCAGGCCATTTTGGCGCAAATGACCATTCGCGGTTTTAAAAAAAGCGCAACGTGACAAACTTTTTATGGAACTCATGCTAATGGAATCGGCGGCGTTGGAAATTTTAAATAAAAAGAAAGAGTAAATCATGGGCGAAACTAAAATTCTGATCACCGCAGATGTCGCGCAAGCAAACGAAGCCTTGCAGTCAATTGCCGAAAATGTCAGCAAGCTTGACGAGAAGTTTCTCGGTCTGCGCGAAATGCTGGGTACTTTAGGAGGCGCAGCGGTAGCAGGTTCGCTGGTCGAAATGGTCAAAAGCAGCGTAGAAGGTGCCGATGAGATGGGGAAAATGGCCGAAAAGGCCGGAGTCAGCGTTGAAGCGCTCTCGCAACTTTCTGTAGCAGCAAAACTCTCCGATGTAGATACGCAATCACTGGCATCAGCCATGGGCAAGCTCGACATGAACATGGTGGCGGCTCAAGGCGGCACGGGCAAGCAATCTGCTGCATTTCAGGCGCTGGGTATCAGCGTCACCAATTCAAGCGGCCAGATTAAGAGCAGCGATCAGGTTATGCAGGAACTTGCTGGAAAATTCTCTGAATACGGCGATGGAGCCGGAAAAACAGCAATAGCGATTGCCTTATTTGGTAAAGCCGGAGCCGAAATGATTCCGATGCTAAATGAAGGCTCGGAGAAGATGAAAGAAAACGCAGAGCTAGCAGACAAACTGGGAATCACCCTCAATGACAGCACCACCGAGGGCGCAAAGGCGGTAGTGGAGAGTTTTACTATCATGG